GAGTTCAAATGATTGGAGAACAAGCGACTCAACAGCAACCGCCAGCGCAGCAAAGTGAGCGTCAAGGACTGATGGCAAAACAGTCACTAGCTGACTCCGCTAAAATGCAAAAAGTCAGTGATGAGAGCCTGACTCAACTGTCTCCAAGGAAGGCAAAGCTGTATGAATCCGCGTTGAATCAAGCGTATCAAGATCCAAAGCTAGCTCCGTCACAAGACGTTGTGGACGAGATGAAGCAGCAATTGCTGATGCAGCCAGAAGCCAAGGGTCCGCAGATCATGTCTGAATCTGAATACGGTCAACGCAATACTGCCATCATCAACAAGGCGGCGAAACGAGTTGGTGACAGATCTGCTGCATACACCTTACTAAGCCGATTCGATACCGCTCAAAAGCTAGCTAATCACCCTGAGAGTTACAAGGTTTTCGGTCAGTCAATACCACAACAAAAGCTGGACGAACTGGCAAGAAGCCAAGGTGGAGTATATGCACTATTTAACAACCTAAAAGGACAAGACTTGGTGCAAGCGATGCGGGATATTAAGGCCCAAAGTGGAACCGCTGCCGGAATGTCCGAAAAGGAAACTATGGCACTCCAACGCGCAGTTAACGATCTCGATCTGGGGCAAGACTGGAAGTCGGCACAAAGCACCCTGATGCGAATTGCTAGTGGATCTGTGAGGGCTGGTAAGGCACTTGGACTAGACGACAGTATTTTTGAAGTCATGCCAATGACCCAAGCATCTGGAGCAACGTCAGCATCCAAAAGGCAAGTGACAAGGGCTGCTGAGATTTTGGATAATCCAGAATCCACTCCATTGTTCCGAGACGAAATGGAATACCTTGAAAAGTTGGAGAGAGCTAAATCAAGACAGGGAAGCAACAGCGGTGCTGGCACGGCAACGCCAACATCTGGAAGTGGACCTCAAGATGTTCGCTTCAACCTGAATAAGCAATTCGGCCTTTAACTGTCTCATTAATGACTCCTGATCAAAAAACAGCATTAAAGCAAGCCCTCGACCAACACTCATTCCGCATGTCCATCAAGGATGCGGCTCCAGAGGACATCAAACAACTTCCAGAGGACTTTCAAGTCCCCTCATACAGTGCCAATGCTAGCCCGATATATGACAACCAACTATTCCCTAAGATCACATCTGCCGATGATTTGATCAAACTTGGGTATGCAACACCAGAGGGTGTGGCGACCGAGAATGGGGAGATGGCAATTTCGCTAAAGAAGGCTGGTGCGCTTAACGACGACTACACTCTAAACGATACGGGTAAGGCTATGATGGCCAATCCCGCAGACTTACTTGAAGAGGAGAACCTACCTCTCTATAACAAGGCGAAAGAACTGGATCTAGACGGGTCAGGTAAAGAGTTATCTTGGGGAGATACGTTTAGCCAATTTGGAAAAGAGGTGAAGGAAGGAGCTAAGAATCTTGCTCTTCTTTTAGCAACTGCGACTCCTACATCCTCTATTACTGGCGGTTCGCCATATGCACCCGTCGCTCGCACTGCAAAGGAACAAGCGGCACTTAACTTGGAGGCTGAAGGGGCTCTTGGCGGCTTGGTTAAGTCTGGGGCGCAATTGGCTACAGGGGTACTCAAAATCGCGGGGACTGGACTAATTAAGGCATTGGCTGATAGCGAGGAAGAGGAGCGTGAAGCACTCTCGTCGTTTGATCAGAGATTTGAAAAAACAGACCGCGACATACAAGCATCGAGAGTGTCTGAAGTTATTGACGCAATGGGCCAAATGGCAGGAGCGGAGCTAGGGTTGACTGAGGCCCGCGAAAAAAATGTTGAACTAGTCGGTAAAGAAGAAGCGGCGGCAATAGAAAAAAGAGGCGAGTCGGCGGGGCAGTTTGCCGGAATGATAAACCCTTATGGTGCTGCCGCGATGACTGGAAAAGTGGCCTTTGGGGTTGCAGGAAAGGGTCTTGGTGTTGCGTTTAGGCCGATATCAAGAAGCCTTTTGCAGGCAGATTCCAAAGCCGCGCTTGTGCTTGAGCGCACTAGGCAACTAGCATCACTAGAAAGGCGCACCGCTGGGTTCCAAGCCGCCGCGCAAGCCGCTGAGAGGCAAGCCGTCATCGCGGAGAGCATGGCTGAAAAGTTCTCCAAGGCGGGTTTGACAGACAGGGCTAATAATGCCTTAAAGCTCGCCAACCAATCGAGGGGGAAAGGTCAAGAGGCATTGACGCGAGTTGGTGGATTCACTGACGAAATAACAAAAGTATCTGATGATTTGGCGAAAGCAACCCAAAGCGCAGGTGTCGCTGACAAGGTTCTGCAAATGGGCCAAGTGGCAAAACAGATCCCATACCTGCCAGTAGTAGCTATAGGCAAGACGCTGGAGCTTACGGGCCGAGGCATGATCGGGATTGATAAAGGTCTTTCCACTTTTGCGGCGAAGGTCGGAGCCGACAAGGCATACAACGCGATGAACAGGATATCGTCATTGTCCGGTCTTGGTGGTGCTGGCGCGGCTCTTGGGCTTGGTCCCGTTGCATTTATTCCTGCCGCAGCAAGGCTAGCTTGGTCAACGGCTCCTTACCTCAAGGCCGCTGGCGAGTATGTCAGTCTGGTGGGCAAGGAGGCATCCAAGGCTAGAGGTCAAATTGGATTCTGGAAGCGTATCTACGAGATGCCAAACAAGGGACCAGCGCACCGCATGGTTTCCGGCCTGATGGATACGGCAACAGCGGGAGGATTGGTCACAGGGATGGGCGGTCGAGTAACCAAGGGTTTACTAGCATCCTACCCAGTGGACCTCGCTTACGAGTGGGTTTCGGAAGGTGGCGACCTCAACCCGAATGTTTTCAAGCAAGCCGCTGTGGAAACCTTGTTCTTTGGAGGAACGGGAGCGGCACTGGGCGGCATCACGATGGGTAGCGCAAACCGCATCAAGCAACTCCAGAACGGTGACGCGCTTAACTTCTACAGTTCGATCTCAGACCCTGCCCAGCGACTGATGTATAACGGGATGCCTTCAGACCTCAAGAGGGTTGTGGGAACCTTCTCAGCGAGCAATCCGGGGGCAAAGATTCAATTCGTTGACCAAGGACTTGGAGCTTATGATCGCAACACGAAAACGGTGATGATCAACCCCAACGCTCCTAATCCATTGAAGCCTCTGCTGACGCATGAGTTCATGCACCACATGCTCAACAATGGTATCGGAGACGGGGTTATCGCACAGCTTGTAGGGGACGGCTTTCAGACTGGCGGATTACTAAGGGGTAAGGATGGATCTTACGACGCTCAATACTCTGACTTCAAAGAAGAGTATGTCGGCAGGCTGCGGAAACAACATGAGCGGGAAGTGAAGCTGCGGGACGCTATTGGCGACCCCATGACGAAAAGTGAAAGAGATTTCAAGACTCCCGACGAAAAGTATCTAGCAGAAGAATACTTCATCGAAACCAATGTTGATGACATGCTTGGGTTGGTGGAGAGCGGAAAGCTGGGCAAGATGGCTGGACGCATGATTATCAACGACAAGGTCCGTGCGCTTGGCGATTCAATCTTAAACAAGTCGTCGATCCTGCGCGACCTTCACTTCCGCATTGGTGGAGTGATTGACAACAGCGGAAAGATGGTGACTGGCAATGGGTTCTTGGGAGGCAAGCTGTATCAAAGCCCAGAGGTCAGGAGGATGTTCCAAAAGATGGTTAGCGAATCGGTTGGTCGCCGTGGAGGAATTGACGCTGCAAAAAGAAAAGCCAGAGAAGGTGTAGAGATACCGATTCGAGGTAAGTCAGATCCGATCCTTGGCGAGCTAAACTCCTTGTGGGAATCCGACTCTGACGGCAGTCCGCTGGTTGACGGCAACGGAGATTTTGTCCCACTGAAGAAAGAGACTGACGAGTTGCGTTCCCAAGCCGGGTTGTTGCTGGTTGATGATCTCAAGGCGAGGCAGAATAGGGGAGAGACGATCCCTGACGGTGAGCTTGCCTACAACCCAGAAAACAACACTTGGAGTGGGCAGTATCTTAATGATCGCCAGATCGAACTACTGAGCCTTTCGGGCAGGTTCAACAGCAAGCAAATAAAGCAATTAAAGCTGCTTAACGAGGGGGCCAGGCAAACGTCCGATACGAATGCCGATCCAGCCACTCGCGGACACAGATTCTCCGTGATCTACCAGTCTGCCCTCAAGAAGAACAGGAAAGGACAGTGGAAGTATGACCAGATCAAGCCTCAGTTGCGAGACGTTGTCCCGTATGGGGTGGAAATCTCCAAGGACGGCAACATTCTTATCCGCATCATGTCCACAAACCAACTGTTCGCCAACGTCTCAGAGAAGGCGGCAAGCAAGCGCGGGAGGATGCTGTATGATGGGAACATGGAAACGATCCTGCGGGACGCAAACGCCATCATTGACCTTCATGGAAAAAACCAAGCCACTGACGCTTACTTCAAAGAAAAATACGGAGGAAAGTGGGAGACCCACAAGAGTTTCATTAACTCCGTCTTCGGCAATGTAGGGAAGGGTCACAAAGACATCAATCCATTGGTGGCTTCAGATCGTGTCGATGCTGTGGTGAAGTCATACCGTCTGGATCGCATGAATAAGGCAACCCAGCTTGTCGGTTCAACCCAGTTGCCCTACCAGAACAACATGATCAAGATCAACTACCTACCAGAAGGAGAGCCGATCATGGACGCTAACGGTGAGCCGAAAGATTTGCGTAATACTCCTCGCTACGAGGCCACAAGCCAAGTCAAAATGCCTGAGCAACGCCAGATGCCAGAGGTTTCACCTGCACCCTCGCAGACGAGGTTTATGCCGGAGGGCGTGGACGAGGATGGTTTCTACTCCCAACTCGACAAGGTCATCACCGAGAAGATTCCGGCCCGTGCTACGGTGGCTCAGATTGTAGGTTCTCTTGGAGAATACATCGTCACCAAGACTGAAACGATTGACGGCAAGGACAAGACCACTGTTGTCGGCAAGTTCCCATACACTGGGCGAGACAAGGCCGAGTCTCTAGCGGCGGCAGTTGAGAAGGGGAGATCGGACTGGAGTTCTCCCAGCAAGGTGAAAGAGGACGAGATCAAGTGGAGCGGTATTGAGCAGGCACTAGCGAGTCTGGAGAAGGACGGCAAGGTATCCAAGGAGGATCTGCTTAACTACCTTCGTAACGAGGGAAAAGTGAGGTTTGAGGAGGTGACCCTGAGCGATCCTCGCAGCAAGAAGTTTCACCCAGGTGTTCGAGTTGAACAAACGGACGAGGGATGGTTTATCGTCACCCCCACGGAAGACGCAGGGCCATTTGAATCTCGAGAACAAGCCGAGGCGGAGATGAATGACCCCAATAGCGGATATTTGTCAACCGACCCAGATCTGGCTGGACGAGGAGAAGTCAAATTCGCCCAATACGTCCTCCCAGGTGGTAAGAACTACCGCGAGGTGGTGCTGGCCATGCCGCAGAAGAGTGCAGATGCGGTTGACACCATGTCCCGTGAGGAACTCGGCAAGTGGTATGAGGCTCAGGTCGGCTACAACCCGATTGAGGACGATCCTTCCACCACGACGACAGAACTCCGCAAAATGGTTCGCGAATACCACGGAGAAGCGCCAACAAGCCAGATCGAAGCGCCCGTTGTTTCCGGCTATACCTCCCCCCACTTCCCCGACATCCCGAACTACGTCGCGCACATGCGGACGAACGAGCGCACGGATGCGGATGGTATGGAAGGATTGTTTGCTGAGGAGTTCCAGTCTGACAGGCATCAAGAGGGGAGGAAGAAGGGGTATAATCCAGAGAAGCCGAGCAAGATCGACTACGCTCGATGGGATAGCGAAGTATCCATGCTCACTCCCGATCAACGGTCTGATGAACAACGGGCTATTGCTGACAGAATTGACGCATGGGCAGAAAGAAACCCGTCCACAGTGGCAGACGCACCCTTCCGCACCACTTGGCCTTTGCAGCTATTCAAACGCTTGCTGCGTGATGCAGTGGACAGTGGCAAGGACTGGGTTGGCTGGACTGTGGGTGACACACAGAATGAGCGGTTCGATCTGAGCAAGAGCATTAGCGAAATCGCTTACTGGAAAGAAGACGACGGATGGGGAATCGGCGCTCTTGACTTGAACGGAGACACAGTGATGGACCAAGAGTATGCCAAAGATGCCAATGCACTGGAATCTATGGTCGGCAAGGAACTCGCCCAGAAGATCGTCAACGATGAAGGTGGTGACGGGCAAGATTACCAGAGTCGGTATTTGAATCAGCGCACAGGCCAACTCGAAGACGGCGTAAAGGTTTTCACTGGTGATGACCTGAAAGTCGGCGGTTCCGGCATGAAGGGCTTCTACGACAACATGCTCCCGAAAGAGATCGGGAAGTATGTCAAACAATGGGGTGGGAAGGTTGAGAAGACTAGCCTTGAGCAATCCACAGAAGCTGACATCATGAGCGGCGAGGAAGCTGAGACTGGAAGCGTCCCAATTTGGCGTGTCAACATTACCCCAGAGATGAGGAAGCTCTCGCAAACTGGGCAGATGAGATACTTGCCAGAGAAACTAGACTCCGACTACATGAAGGCTGTTGAGTCTGGCGATGTTGAAGCCCAGCAGAGAATGGTGGACGAGGCTGCAAAGAAAGCGGGATACTCAGTAAAAGCATATCATGGAACTCCAGAAGGTGGATTTGTTGCTTTTGAAACACAAAGAGAGAATCTAAAAGAAGGTGCGGGCAATACAGCAGATCCAAATACATTCCTTGGAGCGCACTTTGCTGAAGAAGAATCTGTGGCTCGCAGATTTATGGACGAACTTTATGGTGGTAATAAAAAACAAAAAAACCCACAGCTATATGGAGTTTACCTAAAAATACAAAATCCACTCGGTGGTGATTCTTTTGTGCCGAATGACATTATTGCAACAAAAGAAATCGCCATCAAGCAGCGATCAAAATATAAAGAGGTCAAAGAAAAAATTCAAAAGCTAAATGACGAGCTTAGAAATAAGGAGCTAGATTCCAATATAAAGGGAGATGTAAACTTAATATCAATCGGGAAAATATCCGAGTGGGTTGAATCTAAAAATAATGAATCAAAGTCAAAGTTTCCAAAAGAACACTCTGTAATTGAAAAACTAAAACAACAAGCGGATGAAATAAGTTCCAAGCTAGGAAGATCTAGACAAATTCAAATTCCAAATGGTAAAACACTGTTTTTAGAGGGTGATCGCGGTTTGGTTAGCGAGGGCGAATTTGGAATCGAAGCATTATCTAATGTTGGCACTGGAAGAAATCCAGAAGCCGAAGCAAGCAAATCCGAGGATAGAAGATGGAGGACTGCAATTGGTCGATCCATGCGCAAAAATTTTGACAAGCTGGGATATGATGCGGTAATTTATAACAATGAAGTAGAGGGTGGAGTATCAATTATTGTGCCAACTCCAGAGCAAATCAAATCCGCAGACCCCATCACCCGCGACGATTCTGGCAACGTCATCCCGTTGAGCAAGCGGTTTGATGTGGGGAGTAGGGATATTCGGTTCATGCCAGAGGGGAAATCCAAAGCAAAAACCGCTCCTCGCTCTTATCGTCGTAGCAACAAAGAATATCGCGATCCCACGCTTGCCAAAAGAATTGCGTTTGCTATAAGTGGTCTTTCTGAAGAGACCGAAAAACGAAATGACAAGTGAAGACCCCAACGAGAAGCTAAAGGCAGAATACGTTGACGAACGAGAAGACAAGTCTGCGTGGTTTCTTGAAGTCAAGGAACGTGCGAAGCTGAACCCTTCAAACTGCGTCGAACACTATGCCCCAAACAAGGCGGCAATGGCCCTGTGGCTGGCCGCACAAGGCGCGAGGATAACCGACATCCAAAAGAAGACGGGACTCGGCAGAGAGACCATCAGGGGCCTCCAATGGCGGCACAACGACACGCTGGAGACAAAACGCAAGGAATTCTCGATGCGATACGCGATTGCAGCGCAAGACTACACGGATTTGCTCTTTGAGCGCTCCCAACAACTGTTTGATAATCCAGAGGAGCTTGCTAAGATCAGCCCGGACAAGCTGGCGGTAACGGTGGGTATCTTAACCGACAAGGCGGCGCAACTTACCGGAATGGCATCCTCAATCGTGGAACACCGCAAGGGGGCTAGTATTGACGATGCGGCTAAAATGATTTTTGATGCAAAGGCTCGGATTGCCAGTAAGATCAAGAGTGATGCCATTGATGTTGAAATCATTGACGAACCAAATAGCTTCTGATAAAAATCAAGCGTCAACCGGATGTGTGGTCCAGAAGACGCTTTAACACAAAACATAAATGACTATGAAAAGTGCTGAGAAAAATAAGCCAGAACAAATACTGGATGTCAAGAATGTATCCAATTATTTGGATTACGATCCAGAAACCGGAATTTTTACTTGGAAGGTCAAAACGAAAACAAGTAGTGCTGGAGATGTCGCGGGACACGCAAATTGGCGCGGATACGTTTCAATTTGGATCAATGGGAAGCCGCATTACGCTCACCGATTAGCTTGGGCGTTTTGTAATGGCTCATGGCCTATTGGCGATATTGACCATATAAACGAAGATAAGTCTGACAATAAGATATGCAACTTGAGATTGGCTAGCCGATCTGAAAACATGTTCAACCGTGGTCGTAATAAGAATAATACTTCTGGGATGAAAGGAGTGGTTTTCTGTAAGACAACGCAAAAATGGAGAGGGCAAATTATGGTTGATCGGAAAAGCGTCAATCTAGGAAGGTTCAAAACCAAGGAAGAAGCGGCAAATGCGTATATGCGTAAGGCTCAAGAGGTCAGAGGGGAGTTTGCCAAATGTTGAAGTGGACAGAGCATCCAATCCTAGCCATTCCTACGGATGAGGAAATAGCTTACATGGATGCTGGAGAGTTGATGGAATTCCATCAAATTCGTGAAGAGGCTATTCGGAACGCGGCAAAAGATCCGTTTAGATATGGGTGGAAGTTTGAAAACTGGAAAAAACTTGAGAAATGCCTTGAAACAAGAAACGAAGCACTTATTAGCGGTGGGAATCGCAGTTCAAAAACTCAAGTAGGGGCATACTTTGTAGTCAAGGCGGCTATTGAAAACCCAAATTCCGACATCTTTTGTTTTGCACAAAACGCCGAGGTGTCAATTCGGCAGCAACAAGCGGCGGTATATGACTGGATGCCAGCGGAATTTAAGAACAAGCAAACAAGTCAAAACACATATCTTTCTTATTCAAGAAAGAACGGGTGGACTGACAATTCTTTGATTTTGCCAAACGGATCGCGCATTTCATTTAAGACTTACGCTGCCTTCGCAAACAATTCAACCATTTTAGAGGGAGCGGAGCTTGGATCTAAAGAAGCGACGTGGCTTAACATTGGGACTTGGTGCGACGAAATGCTTGGTGGCCCTGAACTGGTTGATACGTTAAGATTCCGGTTGGCGACTAGAAACAGCAAGATGATGCTTACGTTTACTCCAATTTTTGGATATACTGAGCTAATAAAGCAATACCTCGATGGGGCTAAGGTTCTTGAGAGCAGGGAGGCGGAATTGCTAAACAACGAAATCGTCCCCACGATCCTGGAATGCAAAAACATCAAGGGAACCATTCATTACTTCCACTCTCAAGATAATCCGTTTGGTGGTTATGATCGGATAAAACAAACATTACTTGGAAAAACAAGAGAGGAAATCTTAATCAGAGCCTATGGAATCCCAACAAAAGCGGCGGCAACCAAGTTCCCTAAGTTTAACAAGGTTGTAAACGTGGTTCCCCCGTCCTCTATCCCGACCAAAAACATCACGCGCTACCATATCATTGACCCTGCTGGAGCAAAGAATTGGTTCATGTGCTGGATCGCCATTGACGAGAGCGGGACGTTCTGGGTTTACCGTGAGTGGCCGGGAGTTGACGTTGGTGACTGGGCTGAATGGAAAAGCGGGAAGTGGATGCCGGGGCCGGGGTCTAAAGGACAAGGCTTTGGTATCCGTGACTACATTGAGGCTATCCAAGAGATGGAAGGCGACGAGGAAATCTTTGAGCGATTGATCGACCCCCGCCTTGGAGCCGCAAAATACCAAGCACAAGACGGTTCTTCCTCAATCATCGAAGACCTGAGCGAATCGGGAATGGTTTGCATCCCCGCACCGGGGCTTGATATCGACGATGGACTTCAAGCGTTGATTGGCAAGATGTCATGGGATACCGCTCGACCTTTGGATTCCGTAAACAGACCGCATTTCTACGTCAGCAGCGACTGCGAGAACATCATCCAAGCACTCTCTGAATACACTGGCGAAGGTGGGCTCAAGGAAGCGTGGAAAGATCCAATTGATGTTTGTCGCTACGCCGCCATTGCAAATCTCGATCACGTTGACAATAGCCAATCATTTGTTACAACTCACGGGTCTGGGGGATACTAGTATGAAAAAACAAGCAGCTAAAGCAGCAAAACGGGGGCGACCTGCAAAGAAAACGCTAATTATTGACGAGTCACCATGCAGTCTTGATAGCCTTATCGAGCAGCAAATTGATGATGATTTCATTGTTATGCGT